AAATCACGAAGGAGGCGTAAGCATATGAGCGAAGATAATAAAAGAGCATCCCGTGCGAGTCAGACTAGAGAAAAAGTTTCTCAAAAGAAAAAAGTTTGGACTCCCCCGTCATCATTAGATGCACCCCCTGCGCCAACAGGTTTTAAACACAGATGGCTTAGAGCTGAATCTTTAGGATTCAATGATTCTAAAAATATTCAAGGCAGATTACGATCTGGTTATGAATTAGTTAGATCAGATGAATATCCCGATTCAGAATATCCAGTTGTGGAGGATGGCAAATACAAGGGAGTGATCGGTGTAGGCGGCCTAGTGCTGGCTAGGGTACCAGAAGAGATCGCGCAGCAAAGACAAGATTACTATGCTAAACAGCATGATGATAAAGTCGCTGCAATGGATAACGATCTTATGAAGGAACAGCACCCAAGCATGCCTATCGATATCGATAGACAATCGCGTGTGACTTTTGGTGGCTCAAAGAAATCCTAATACGAATTCTTTACCACTAGGATAAACTAAAAAATGTTCATAAGGAGGACATAAATATGGCAAATCAAGACGCAGCGTTCGGTCTAAGACCGATCGGAAAAGTTGGTCAGAATGATGCTAATCAAGGTTTATCCGAGTACGATGTATCTGCTAGTTCAGCAGCAATTTTTTTCCAAGACCCTGTGAGAGCAGCGTCTCAAGGAACTATAAGAGTTGCAGCAGCTGGTGAAACATTGATCGGTTCTTTGAATGGTATTTTCTTTACCGACGCAAACACAAGTAAGCCTACGTTTGCAAACCATCTGTTAGCTTCTAACACAGCTACAGATATCGTTGCTTTCGTAGCAGATGACCCGTATGAAAGATTCGAGATTCAATCGGACAACACACTTGCCTCAGCGCAAACTGATGTGTTCATGAATTACGACATCTTGTACACAGCTGGAGATTCAGCAAACTTTGTATCAAAAGTAGAGCTAGATGATTCAACTACAAGTACAACTTCAGGTCAGCTAAAAGTAATGGGAGTGTCAACTAACATTGAGAACAACGATTTAACAGCTTCAAACGTTAACTTCGTAGTTACAATTAACGAGCACTTCTACAAAGCCGCGGTAGCGGGAATCTAATAAGGAGATAACAACATGGCAATATCACGAGGACAATTAGTCAAGGAACTCGAGCCGGGTTTGAATGCCTTATTCGGTTTAGAGTATAAACGTTATGAGAATCAGCATGCTGAGATATATGTAACAGAAACTTCAGACAGAGCGTTTGAAGAGGAAGTTATGTTATCAGGTTTTGCAAAAGCAGCAGCTAAACCAGAAGGATCTGCAGTAACTTTTGACACAGCTCAAGAGACTTACACAGCTAGATACACTATGGAAACTATTGCACTTGCATTCGCGATCACTGAAGAAGCGATCGAGGATAACTTGTATGACAGACTTGCTTCTAGATATACAAAAGCACTTGCTAGATCTATGGCGAACACAAAACAAGTCAAAGCAGTTGATCTATTGATCAATGGTTTCGCTGGAGGTACTTTTACTTCTGGTGACGGTAGTAACTTATTTGTTACAAACCACCCAACGATCGCTGGAACAGTGTCTAACACTTTATCAACTCAAGCAGACCTTAATGAAACTTCATTAGAAGATTCATTAATTCAGATATCTAAGTTTACTGATGAGAGAGGTCTAAAAATTGCAGCAAGAGGAAACAAAATGATTGTTCCTTCTGAGCTACAATTTACTGCTGAGAGATTGATGAAGTCACAAGGTAGAACTTCAACAGCTGACAACGATATCAACGCAATCGTTTCTATGGGAATGGTTCCTCAAGGTTACAGAGTGAACAATTTCTTAACTGATCCTGATGCGTTCTTCTTTATTACTGACGTACCAAATGGTATGAAGTATTTTGAAAGATCGCCTATCAGAACAGCAATGGAAGGTGATTTCGATACTGGTAACGTAAGATACAAAGCTAGAGAAAGATACAGATTTGGTGTATCTGACTACAGAGGTATCTTCGGAGTATCTGGAGCGTAATCGTAGAAAATTTGAGGCGGGACATAGTTCCGCCTCATTTCAATAATAGAAAGCAAAAATGAAACAATTTCTAGTTAATATCTGGGCCTATGATTATCATGGTAAATTTACTGTTATGTCAGAGGATAGCCCAGCCTCACTAGAACAAGCTATACTTGACAAACTGGGAGAAAAAGTTATAGTTTGGGAATATCTCGGAAATTCTTATGATGACCGAGTTAATAGAATAACCTATGAGGAGGTTATGGATGGAGCAAATGCAAACACATCTGAACGACCTTTATACAAAGAAGAAGGGTCTGGATCTAGAATGGGAGCAGGAGCATCTTAAAGAGGGTAGATATACTCTCAATATGGTTAAGATTGACAGAAAAGTCAGGGATGTAATCAGCCATATAAAACTAGCAGAGGCTAAAAAAGCTGATCTAGAAAATAAGATTGAGAATGCAGCTCCTCAAGTTTCTGTAGCTACTTAATAAAAAGCTACATCGTTGGAAAAAATCCACTCCACACTACAGGCTCTCTTGCGCTCTAGTCAAAACTAGTATATAAAATAATCACTATACAATTAATCAGAACGTAAACGAGTATAGTCGACGGCCTAGAGATTACGTTCATAAAACTAGGAGGATAATTATGGCTAATAGTACATTTTCAGGACCAGTAAGATCAGAAAATGGTTTTAAAACAATAATCAAAAACTCATCTACTGGTGATTTGACTAATGACATGACACTATCTACTTACAGCACATCAATCACTATTGCTGCATCAGGTACTGATCACAAAGAAACATCAATTGGTATTCCGTCTAACTTTATACCTATGGGTGTAGCAATCACTGTTACAAGTGCGGCTGCGAACGCGGTTAATTTGGTGGACATTGGTACAGAAGCTGATGACGATGGTTTCGTAGATGGCATCACTGTCGCTATCAACAGCACAGGTTTCAAAGGATTTTTCCCTTGTAATGGAGTATTGGGAATGTCTGGTGGAGCAACAACCGCAGCTACTGAGACAGCTGATGAAGTACAGGTTGTGGTTTCTGGAACTGCTGGAGCTGGTGGTGTAGTAGCACTTAAGTTTTTTGGTTTATCATCTGATTCACCAACAGCTTAATAAGTAATTAATGTGGGGCTCAAGCCCCACATTTTAATTTTAAGGAGAAAAAATGATGAAGGGTGACGTAAAAGCAATAAGAGTAACCGGAACTGGATCAGTTTTTGCAGGGAGAACTAGATTAAGAGGTATGATTCTTGCATCAGATGGATCTGGTGCTGGCTCAATAACTTTGCAGGATGGTAACTCTGCTACTCAATTTCAAGGGGATTGTCCTGAAGGTGATGTATTTGCATTTAATCTTCCAGAAGATGGAATACTATTTGAAGGTGGAATGTCGGTTTCCGCAATAGCAAATTTAGTAGGTGCTACACTATTAATTGATAAGTAGGAGGTTAAATGGCTAACACTACCTCGGGCACAACTCTTTTTGAAAAAGGTTTTTCTATAGCTGATATAATAGAGGAATCCTATGAAAGAATAGGTATTCAAGGTGTTTCTGGTTATCAATTAAGAGGTGCTAGAAGATCTTTAAATATTCTTTTTCAAGAATGGTCTAACAGAGGTCTCCATTATTGGGAAATAGCAAACAACTCTATAACGTTAGTTAATAATCAAAATGTTTATACCATGTTTAGATCGACGGGAGATGGAACTTCTGATGCCACAGCAGTTTATGGTGTCGATGATATATTAGAAGCTTCTTTTAGAAATAGTTCAAACGTTGATACTCCTTTAACAAAAATAAATAGATCTACCTATCAAGGACTTTCTAATAAAACAGATACAGGAACACCAACACAATATTATGTTCAAAGATTTATAGATAAAGTAACTATAACTTTATATCTAACTCCAGGAACAAATGAAGCAGGTAAATTTATAAACTATTATTATGTGAAAAGAATACAGGATGCAGGGGCATATACAAATGATGCGGATGTTCCTTTTAGATTTGTTCCTTGTATGGTTGCAGGTTTGGCTTATTACTTATCTCAAAAATATGCACCAGATAGAATACAACCTTTAAAATTAATATATGAGGATGAATTACAAAGAGCTTTAGCAGAGGACGGATCCTCATCTAGTTCTTTTATAACCCCTAAAACTTATTACCCAGGAACCTAATGACAAATTTTTCAAAAGGAAAATATGCACAATTTATATCAGATAGATCAGGAATGGCTTTTCCATACACAGAGATGATGATAGAATGGAATGGATCTAGAGTTCACACCTCAGAGTTTGAACCTAAACAACCTCAACTACAACCAAGATCACATGGTGGAGATCCGCAAGGATTGCAACAAGCAAGACCTGCTAGAACAGAACCATCAACAGAAAATTTATTACAAAGTAACCCTTTTAATTTTACGGCAGGATCTCAAACAGTCACAGTTACCGAGATAAATCATGGTAGATCTACAGGAAATCAAGTAAGATTTAGGAATGTAGAAGGAAGTCCTGGAGGATTAGCTTACACAGTGTTTGAAAATGATGCAGGATTTAGTATAACAAAAGTTAACGATGATAGTTATACTTTTAGTTCTGGATCTAACGCAACTTTAACCGAAAGATCAGGAGGAATTACGGTTACCGCAGGACCCGTAACATTGACACCATAATGGCATACACACTTACAAATATACAAGACGATATTAGAAATTACACTGAAGTAGATAACACCGTTTTATCTAATTCTATTTTAGAAACAATAATCAAAAATGCAGAAAATAGAATATATAGAGAGGCGGATTCTGATGACAACAGATTTTATGCTACATCAAATCTAGTTTCTGGAAATAGATACGTAACTATACCTTCAGATCTAAGATTTATAAGATATGTGCAATTAAAAGACAGTTCGGGAAAACAGATTTTTTTAGATAAAAGAGACACTAGTTTCATGTCTGAATTTTATGATACTCCAAATACAGCTTCTGGAATACCTAAATATTATGCTAATTGGGATGCTAATTTCTGGGTTGTAGCTCCAACACCAAACAGTACTTTTGAAATAACTTTAGCTTACGTAAAGCAACCAATAAGTATAACGAATACGACACAACCCACCGCAGCTCCTGCTGCCACAAACGGGACTTATGTATCTAATAAATACCAAGATCTGCTTTTATATGCATGTCTTGTGGAGGCATATGGATACTTGAAAGGTCCGCAAGATATGTTACAATACTATGAAGCATCTTTTAAAAGAGCTTTACAATCGTATGCGGTTGAACAACAAGGTCGTAGACGTAGAGATGAATGGCAAGATGGTGTTATTCGTTCTCCTATTAAATCCGAATCACCATCAAAATATTAAGGAGATAAAACATGGCAAACGTAGTACCATTTTCATTTAAAGGTGAACTTCTTTCTGGAACGCATAATTTTGCGAACGGTGGAGACTCTTTTAAAATATCATTGTACACATCTAATCCTTATACCACATCTAGCACGGTTGCTTTAACTACTAATGAGGTTTCCTCTGGAGGTAGTTCAAATTATGCTAGAAAAGATTTAACCAGTCAAGCTGTTGTTGCTACAACCGCCACTGCATCTGTAGATTTTGCAGATGTAACATGGTCAAGCGCAACTTTTACAGCAGCATTTGCAGCTATTTATAATAGTTCAGACTCTGACAAGTTGGTTGTGGTTTTGGATTTTGGTGGAAGTAAAACAGCAACGAATGGTGATTTCACTATCTCGTTTCCTGATCCTTCTACCGCTAGTAATGCGATTATTAGTCTAACATCGTAGGATTTTAAATGGCGTTTAAATTAAATGATAGGGTTAAAGAAACCTCTACAACAACAGGAACAGGTACGTTTACACTTGGCGGAGCAGTTGCAGGTTTTGAGACTTTTGCTGCTG